GTCAATTATATTCATATGTCTCACCTCCAAATTCTAGTAGCTGTTTGTGTTTACAGTGAACAGGCACGAGAACAGCGAACTCATGTCGTTCACAATCAACAGGTCGATGTCGTTGTAGTCTTGCAGCCGCTTTGCAGTGTCAATGAAATCGGCCTGTCGAATCCTCTGGAACTCCCTGTCGTTTCCGCTGCTTGCGTAGTCTCCGTTGTCTCCGCTAAGCTGGGTCTGTGGGAAGTCAGAATAAATGTCTCGTCCCTTGTACCACTCGGAATCGCCACCAAACAGCTCTGGTGATTCGTTCATGAGCTTGTACAGCGGAATGTACTTTGGCATTATCTCGTTCATCTTGCGAATGAACTCGTGCTTCCAGATTCCAGGCGGTACTAGTGCAATCTCACGGAACCAATAGTGGTCTGAAATCTTCTTTCTCAATCGCGCGTCCTGAGCGTCGTCGTATTTAGGCCAATCCCAACCAGTGAACGAATCGTCGCAGAACTTGTCGTTAATGAGTTCGCACAGCTGAATGGTAACTACTGCGTGGTAATCTGGATAGGCACATTCGTTGTCAAGCTCTATGTTGTCGATGATACTCATGCTAGTCACCTGCTTCTAGTTGTGACTTCACGTTGTGCGCAAGGTTCCAGTTCTGACTCTCGTTGTCCTGTCGCATCACGACTTCGATCGGAGCCTTAAGGTACGCGCCGAATCTCTCGTTCAGCTCCTTTGCAGCCTTTCTGCGCTCGATAAGGCACGATTCGAGAACAAGCTCGGATGGCGCCTTCTGTGCTCGAATCTCGTCCTCGGTCATTCGCTCCTGCTTCATCGTCGTGTTGGTCAAGCCAAGCATGGTATATATTCGGCTCCATATGTTCTGCTCGTCTACTGCCAACTGCTCGCCGATGAACTCGACACCAGTGGACATTGCTTCGTATCCAATTTGCTGAATGTCATCTGTTGCAAGAATCGCAGGCTCACCACCAGCCACCTGCTTGAACAGGTTCACCATGTCCTGCCTTTTCTCCTGCGGGCCAGTGAGGATGAACGGAATCTGCTGGTGCATCCTGTTCATGCGTCGCGTCAGTCGCAGGTGCGTGAGCTCGTTTGCGTACAGCCTTATTCCGTCCATCAATGGATAGCGCGTCTCGTTGTCGAACACCACTACGCCGTTCTTTGCGTCACATGAGTATTTGCTGCCGTTCTGTCCGATGGCAAGCCAGCGTATCGGCCTGTCGTACATGTTCGGCTGTCCCTGTTGTGCGCACTGGAGGGAGAGGAAAGTTCCCTCCATTTTCCTAGGGAAGGCGATGGATGCGATTCCCTGCGTCACGAGAGTCATCTCCAGATAGCGCTCGTCGCACGTGTCAGGAAGGTTAATCCAGCGGAATCGGCTCAGCGCCATCTTTGTGATTATATCGACATAGTACAGATATGTGCGCTGGTTGGCTGACGCGCTTTGCCAATACTCCCAGTTTCCGTAATCGGCGCGACCATTCCAAGGATTAGGAGCGTTGCGCTTCTTGCCGCCACGTCTGCTCATGCTTACACCTCGTTTCCGCTCTCGTCTATTCTAGCAAGTTTCAGCGGGGCTGACAACACCTGCTTCAAGACGCTGTTGGCATCGTCTCGCAGCGAATCGTATGCTGCGCACTGGGCGTTCATCGTCTGAATCTCAGTAGCCTGTACCACTTTCGTATGCTCGTCATTGTGCGCCACTTCTACATAATAGTCGATTAGAGATTGAATCTCAGCGTCTGTCATTCCTTGGAACGTACCCAGTTTCAGAAGCTCGTGCACTGAGCGCTGCACTGGCTGCTCGCCACTCGTCTCTCCGCTATCTGTGGTTTCGGTTACGTCTGTAGTGGTGCCTGTTTCCTCAGCAGTGGTCTTGGTGCTCTCGTCGGTAATGCTGGAAGCGTTGTCAGTTGTCATATATTCCCACCTTTCCGATTTCGTCTGGGTTGGACCAGACGGTTACGCCATTCTCGAACACTCTCTGTATTGCCGCACCTATCTCGGAGCTTGCCACGTTTCGGACGTCAACCCAAATGTCTGACGCCTTCCAATAGGTGAAGTGCTTCATGAGGTTAAGCCCGCTGGAATCAACGTCCCAGATTTGGTTCAGCGCATATCCGTATCGTGCGAACTGGGCTGCGGTCTGTGCTATGGCCGAATCGCTCTGTGTCCTCAGCCTGAACTGTATGCCGTTCTGCCCATAGTACATGTTTGCGCCATCGCCGCTTGTCTCAGTAAGCTGAACTGGTGCCCCTCGTCGTGCGTCGAGAAGCCTGTTTCTGGAAGTGTCCTGTGCCGTCTCGAGAGTTTCCTTGGCATTTATTACGCCTATCTCCCTAGACCTAGTGCTGTTGGCATTGCTCGTTGCCAGTATGTTGTCGGCGTCGAATATGCTTTCCGAATGAGTTCGGCTTGCGTTTGCAACACTTGTGTCGTACTGGCGTCCTGCGTTTGTTACCGCTGTGTTGCGAGTCCTCGCGCTGTTTGCCGTCTGCGTGGTGTACAGGTTCGACGCGTTGGTTGTGGCCGCGCTGTAGTTGTTGTCACGCTGCGTTCCAAGTGCCGCGTTGTTGTTGTTCGTCTGGTTGGTTCGCGCCTGGTTCATTCGGTCGGTGTTCTGCTGGCCAGCCATGATGTGCCTGCCAACGATGTTGTTGTTTGCGTTTACGTTAGCATTCGTAACGTCAGCTGCCGCCTGAGCGGTAAGAGATGCGTTGGAGTTGGCCGCATCCGCGCTTATCGAACTGGTCACCCAACCAGCGACACCGCCTGCAATGGCTCCTACGGCTCCCATTACAGGGTCTCCGCCACCTGCCATCGCACCAGAAACGGCTCCGCTTGCGATTCCTGACGCTATTCCAGCCTGCCCAGTTGTCTTTGTAGTTGCGATTGAGACTTGGTTGTTATTCTCAGTGGTTGATATGGAGACAACGTTCGAATCATTGGTGTCACCACGAGCTATTGTGTTCTGGTTGGTCATCACAGAGGATGAAGCCGAGTTTGCTTCGCTGGCGTTTGCAGATGCGGCGGCAATCGTTGCATTCGTGTTTGAGAATGCAGCGCTTGCCATGTTGTTGGTGTTGGTTCGCGTGGTTCCTGCCATGGCGTCTGCGTTGGCCTGAGCCGTGTTGGCAGAGTCTATCGCATTGCTGTTTGCCGTCGATGCCGATGCGTTGGCGTTGGCCTGAGCCGTGTTGGCATCGCCTACGCTGATTTCATGAGAGTTCCTTGCGGATGCCACTCCGTTTACGTATCCGAGATTGGCAGAGCGAACGGTGTTGTGGTACGCGGTCAAGGCAAGCTCTCGCGCATTGGCGAACGAGCTTGAATACGAGTCGAGCATGTATGAAGTCTCTGCGTCGATGTACAGGGCGAACGTTGGAATGTCCAAATCGAAGAGCAGCTTGTCCCAGTCACCATTAGGCACCTGCTTTTCAAGCTCTTTTCCGTTGAGGTTCTTCCAAACGTATCTATGCGAGCCCTCTCCGTTAACGCCAGTGAGGTACACGCGACAGTCAAGTATCGGAAACGCTACGCTGGTAAGAAGCCTTGCACCAATGGAGCTTGTATTCTCTATTCGAATCTCAGACGTCTTTCCAGAGTTGTCGGACACCTCGATGCGCGAGTATGGGAAAGTGTACAGCTTTGCGAAACGCTCCTCGTCTGCATCGAAGTGGAACATGTCCTTCGACAAAGAGTATCCTTCCAGTGACCTGTTCGTGCCAGTTACGTAGTAGATTTTGTGCCCAAGGAACGTAAACTCGGTTCCTAGCGAAATCATTTCCTCGGACACGACGAACATGGCCTTTATGGTGCGCAGGAACGCTGGACTGCTATTTCTGCAATCCTCAAGGAAGCTCACATCATTGGCTGGAATCGCGTAGGTGTCCAGCGACGTGGGCATGTTGGCATCGGGCCTGTTGTACATGTTAACACGCGCGTTTAGCTGAGAGTAGTCCTTTCCGTTTCCGAATCCATAACCGTTTACCTGCAACTGATAGCCGTACCAGTCAGAAGTGTCAGAGTACGTTGGATTGCTGAACGAACTTCCTGCCTGTATTGTGCCAAGTGCTCCGCTCTGAATCTGATTGTATCCAGCAGTGCTGGCAATGACGATGTACTTAGTTCCTGAGCCTACGGGAACGTACTTGGAATCCCTTACAACCGACTCGTCATCGAAGTTCACGTCAGGCGCAAGCAGGTATCTGTTGTTCTTAATCGGATTCGATAGATATGCGTCAACATCAGACGCATATACTGGGGCATGTCCCCTTTCAAGCATCATGTAAGTGAGACGAGCGCTATCAATAAAATTAGTCCATACGTCAGGTTGCAGATAAACAACCGTAGTATTAGGAGCAGAGTAAGACACATCGCCGACAAAGAAGTACCAACGACGAACGCCACAATCAGTCTCGTTCTGTATGAACGCTTCCTTTGACGTTGCGAGCGGAATGTCCACAAACAGGTAGTTGTATCGACATGCGACGTCGTATGGCAGAGGGAGCTTGATAGAGCCGTCTGGAACGACCCTGGCATTGCTCGTGAGCTTGAGCGTGAACGAGTCCTCAATCGCGTCGAACCATTTGTCTCTTGCATTGTCGTCCTCGAACTTAACCACGTTTGTGTAATCGTTATTCCACAATACGTTTACAAGATGAATCTTAGTGTCTGGAACCCATCGAGTGTAATCGAACGTGTTCTTTAAGGCATACGGAGAAGCGGTCTCGATGTTTGGAAACTTGGTATCCGCCAGATGCGAGAAGTCCATGCAACCTCCTTTCGTTATGAGACGTGGCGGAACTGATAGTCGAAACCAGTTCCGCCACGACAGGTGTAACAGCTAAGTGCAGAGTGACGGTATTACGCAGACGCAGTTACCGTGGCAGTTACGGTTGCAGTGTACTCGCTGGTCTTGCCGCTGGGGTTGACGTAGGAACTGGTTACCTTGACTGTGATTACATCGCCATAGTCGAGCTTTTTGGAGACATGGAGAATACCATACTCGTCAACTCGCGTGGCAGGGCTGTTGACCACATCGCCAGTGGAAGTCTTGACTGTAGTCTCGTAGGTCGCAGCATTGGGAGCAACCTTGATTCCATCGACGTTGGCAGGGTCGAGCGTGCCAGTGAGCTTAACGGTAATTGCCGTGGTATCGCCCTTGTCTGGAGTCTTGTTGTCGATTGTGGCGGTCATTCCAGTCACGGACTGCGTCACAGTGGTAACGCTGGTGCCATCGCCAGTGGTAAACATGATTGCGGGAACGAACGGAGAAACGCTGTAGATTCCCCAGTGATGCAGGAAATAGTTGGTTCCGAGAGTCTTTGAATTATATGCGCTGGTGGTCTCGTAAACGGTGTCACGGCACTGGAAGAAATCCTCAGTGGTGAGAAGCGCGACGCAGTCATTCACTGGGAACTCGTCAACAAGGACGGTGCGATACTTAATGTCGGCCTTGTCGAGCTGGAACACGCCAGCGAGCGTCTGCACGTCCACGTTTGCCTGAACGTCTGGGGTAATGAGAAGCACGAGTTCAGTAGGCTTGACGAAAACGGGAACGTCCTCGATTGCGCCAGAGTTGTAAATGGTGTTCGGGAACCTCAGCCTTCCAGCCATGGAACGGACAGCGGCAAGAAACTCCTTGCCAGTCGCTTCTGTGGTAGGAGCACCAGTGAGCTTGTACTTGTAGAATCCCCATTCGTGCTCGTAGTAGGCAATGAGCTGCATCATGATTCGGTACTCGTCGTACTCATCGCTGTTCATGGGAACTGCAAGAAGAGCCGCGACGAGCTTGTTGAGTCCGTAGTTATCGGCGAACGCGGTACGAAGCTCAACGTCGTTGATGGTAATGTCGTATCGGTCGCGACGGTTCTGGGAATGGTACCAAGTGGCAACGTTTGGACGAGCCATCTTGAACACGTCCTCCGCGTCATCGACATACGAATGCGCTCGAATCCACTTCGGGATAATCTCCTGCAAGGTGTCGCCATACATCATCTTGCTCTTCTTGAACACTCCGAGAGGATTCTTGTAGCTCTGCTGATGCACGAACGTGTCTCCGATGCGCATGATGAGCTGGTCAATGAACTGGTTGAAGTACTGCCTGTTCATCGGCTCGAACAGCGCGTTGATGGTTGCCTGAATGTTGCCCTGAGTGGGGTCTGGGATTCGCTGCTGGAAGTCGTTGGTTCCATGCATCCAACAATCCGTGATGATGGTTGCGTTGTCAGTTGCCATGTCTTATGCTCCTCCTAGTCAATGTCATCAATGGACAGGTCGAGAACGCTGCTTCTTGCAGCGCCGACGTTGTCATCGTCAGATGGGTCGGTATCGTCCACGTCATAGATTACGCCGTTTCCGACGAGCGCGCTCTGCGTGGAAACAATCTTGTTCATGGTGCCGTTCATGCGCTGAATCATTTCCTCAATCGCATCGAGTCGAGAGTCGATGTTACTGGTGTCAGAACCAGTGTCGCTTCCCGTCTGTCCCGTGTCTGGTGCTTCGGTGTTGCCCTCATTCGCCTCCTGCACATCGTCTCGCGTCTCGTCGATGTTGTTTGTATCTCTCATGTGTTTCTCCTTCCAGCGTAACGATTTTAGATAGCAAAGCGGCTAGGAGACTGCCGTGCAGCTCCTAGCCACATTATACGTCGAACGAACTAAAACCGCAATCCGTTGAAACGACTGATAGGGTTCGCTTGGCGTGCGCGGAACTCAATCCGTATCTCTCGCACAGCCAATACTCACATCATGCGGAACGTCACCCGACAAACCTATTCTAGCACAGAACTCGTTCAGGCGTCTAGCATAGACCTCGGCCTTCTGCAAGTCGTACCAACCTCCCTTGTCCCGTTCACGCCAGATGTACTTGAGAATGCATCCCTTGTAGAAACCAATCACCTCCCTTGGTGACAGTGCCGCTTCGAGCATATCAAAGCATTCCACGCTTCCGTGAACGTATCTCTTCGGATGCTCCAAGTCGCTTCTAGAAAACTCATTCTCATGTCTTGCGTATCGACCGCATATCTCGTGGTCCTCGTTGTTTGGCTGTTCGTGACTGTTGAAGCAGCTCGTGAAATAAGTGCAATCACCACATGTAGCCATCTTGTATCCTCTCAACGTATGCGTATCGTATGTATCTTCTGTCATTGGACTCATGAATCGCGTCGTACGTCCACGTGTTCTTGTTGTACAGCTCCCAACCATTGCGTACAAGATGCCGTATTGCTCCCCTCCTTGTCCTGAACGTTTGTTTGATGTGTTTCCATCTGCATTCGTTGGTAACGACGTCTAGCGTCTTAATGCGAATCGCCCACACGTCTCTCACCTGATTCCAAACATCTGTAGCACGTCACCGAACTTCATCATCACGTCCTCGCTCTCGTACCTGAGCAGCCCATATGTGTACATGTCCAACACGTACCTCATTGTGCTGCCCAAATGCGTCGCAGCCACGTAGTTTATGGATGCATCCTGCCGTGTAAGGGAATATATTGGCCTTCCAGTGTTGTTCGGTATGTTGTCTGTAACATGATAGTAACCGTCCATTTGGTCTAGCCATATCCCAAACTGATTTCCGTTACATACTATGCCGAACGAAAAACGCGCGTTCTTTGGCTTTGCCTTTACGAACTCCGAGTTTACTCGCACGAACTCGTTTTCCAAAGCAATCTTTCCTGCTTCGGTGTTGGCCATCATTCGTCCAGCAACGGTACCTATCGCCTTTTGCGCACCATACTCTCCTGCTGGTACGTAGTGCATGAGGAACGTCTTTCCTGCGTACCACCTATAGCCGAATTTCAAGTCGGTGCCTACTCCATATGCCGCAAAATAAGGATTAGCCAAATCGCAAGCATTGCCAAGTAGATATACTCTAGGAGAAACACACTTGGTATCCGCTCGTTCACGAGAGACAGTATCAACCAAGTTAGCCAGTACGCCAAACTCATTAGGCAGGTACCGATGATACCTGTCCGACCGCTCCAATATGGCTTCATCTAGCAGAATCCTCCTAACGTTGTCAAACGTTCTTTTTTTCATCCTCTGTGCGTCGCTTAGCGCTACGAAATAGCCGAACATCTTCCAGAACGGTTTCTTATTGTCATCGTCTGGTTTCTTTGCGATATAAGCATAGCGAGCGTCAGTTCGAAACACGTAATCCTTGAACTCAGGCAGTTTTTCTAGCCTGTTGAAGTAGCCATCAGAAACTCCGCTTAGCTCGTTCTTGTATCGCGTAACTTCAACGAAACGCCACTCGTGGCGCAGGTAGTCGCGTATGAACTGCCTACGCAGGCCGAACGTCTTTCCAACGCCACGAGCTCCGATTACCATAGTAACGTCAGCGTCATACGAGAGGGTCTTTTCCCAGTCGTAGTATTTTTTCATTTCTCCACTTCACACTCCATGATAGTCTCTATGCCGTTATCTCCGTCTCGCTTCACCCATATGCGGTTTCCGTCCGTTCCGACGTAGCGGCATGTGGTGTCAACCTCTCGTCCATACACGTCGCGCAGGTACGTGACGCTACTGAGGTTCGTGGCCTTCAGCGTCTCTCCCAACCACCTTCCTGCTGGGTATATCGCTGGTGACTGGTGCGACGTGACGTGTCGCGTGATTCCGTTGCAATCTGTAACGTCTTTGTCGTACCTGCTGTTAGCACGTGGCTGGTGCTTTTCCAGTGCGTGCGACACCGATGGTTCAACGAACACGTTGTAGCCAATAGTCTCCTGCAACACGTAATCTATCGGATAGTGCTTTGCAAGTTCCGTTATGACTGTTTCCATGTTTATCTGACCGATTGGACGCCTAAGACCTGCGCACGTAACATGAGCCTTTCCGTCGAAAGACACGCGGCACTTGTTCC